AAACTTGGTGATAAGATAAATGCACAAGTGCAAGGTTATGGTAAAACTAAAAGTCTTGTTAAAGGTAGTAATAAATTAAAAGGTTCTGGTGTAAAAGGTAGAATAGAATATAAATCAGGAAGACATTCTATCGAAGGTAAAGGTGAGTTTAAACCAGATAGAAAAGAAGGCAGTGCAGGATTAACATATAAATTTAAATTTTAAAATGAACCCAGCAGAATTATATACACAACTAGCAACACAGGCACCTAAACGTGAAACACCTGTTGTTGAACCTGAAGATAATTTTGTATTACCTGAGTTAGATGAAGCACAACAAAAAGAACTAGGTGATTATATTCAACAAGCATATAGTATGTATGAAGGATTACCATCAGCACAAAAGTTTGTTGCTGAAGTTGCACCTGGAACTGGTGAAGCAATATCAGCATATGAAGCTAAAAAATTTTTTGAAGAAACAAAAGATGCAGTAGAAGAAGGTAAATTTGGTGAGGCAGCATTAAAAGGTGGCTTAACTATTCTTGCAGGATTAGGAACAATACCTGTAGCTGGTAAAGGAATACAAATTGCTAAAGCTGCAGCTAAGAGATTACCAGAACTAACATCAATAGAAAATATTAAAAAAATTTTAAAACAAAATAATAAACCTGCTACTGAAATGAATATAAATAAAATAGCAGATGAGATTGGAGAATCAAAAGAATATATTAATCCAAACTTTGTACCTAAAGGACAAGAACCTAAAAATAGTTTTATAGGTTATAAATTATTTAGAAAAAAAGCTGACGGAAATATTTATCCTTTATATGTTGATACTAAAAATCCTATTCCTACTAATCAGTGGATGAAAGCAGATAAAGGTTTTTATTTTAAAGATACAAAAGGAATAAAAAGACAACCAGCAAAAACTGGAGATGCCCAACCAATTCCGGATAAAAAAACTGCAGAAGCAATAGAAAAAGCAGGATATAAAGTAACAACAACAGAAAAAGCAAAAAAAGCATCTCCTTTTGGAACTACAATGTCTGTTAAGTACAGACCAGGTTGGCATGGAGATACAATGCCTAATGCATCTCATTTAGCACAACCAGGTTCTAAATCAAAAGAAGGAGCAAAAAGAGTTTGGGCAGAAGTTGAATTTAGTAATGATAAAGATTATACTGATATTGTAAATCAAAAAGGTATAAATCCAGAAACAGGAAAGTTTAATTCTAAAGAGGCTGATATAGATTATGTACCAGAGGGAGGTACTTATAGATATAAAACAAATCCTAATATGGAAGGAGCATGGTTAATAGGTGGAGAGATGAAAGTTAATCGTGTATTAGATATAAAAGAAGTAAATCAAATTAGAAAAGATTTAAAAAAGAGAGGAACTAAATAATGGCAGTAGAAAAAAATCCATTTGAACAAAAAGAAGAAACAACAAACGTAGTATCTATTAATGCACCTCAAGAAGATGCTGGTGTATCTTTTGAAGTAGATACAGATGGTGGAGTTGTAGTAAACTTTGGTGAGGAGAATATAGAAGAAGAAGTAACAGCAAAAGAATATTATACAAATTTAGCTGTAGATATGGATGAAGAAATATTAAAAGATATTTCACATACAGTAATAGAAAACTTTCAAGCAGATAAAGATTCTAGAGGAGAATGGGATTCTATGTTTGAAAGAGGATTTGATTTATTAGGATTAAAACTAGAAGATACAACAGAGCCTTTTGAAGGTGCATGTACTGCAGTGCATCCATTATTAATTGAGTCTGCTGTAAAGTTTCAATCAAAAGCATCACAAGAATTATTTCCTGTAGGTGGACCAGTAAAGGCACAGATACTAGGAACACAATCTGTAGATAAACAAGAACAGGCAAACAGAGTTCAAAATTTTATGAACTATCAGTTAACTGAACAAATGCCAGAATACTTTGATGAGTTTGAAAGAATGTTATTTCATCTACCTCTCATAGGTTCAGCAATTAAAAAAGTATATTATGATGCATCTTTAGAAAGACCGGTATCTGAGTTTGTACCAATAGACCAATTTTATGTATCATACTATGCAAGTAATTTAAGAAAAGCAGATAGATATACACATATTATTTATCGTAATCCAATAGATATGCAAAGAGATATTGAATCTGGAATATATGCAGATGTAGATTTACCAGATGCATCTAATCCAACACAAACAACTCTTTCAGAAAAATTAAATACAATTATGGGTATTTCACCAACAAGCGATAAAGACCCACAATATGTATTATTAGAACAACATATACATCTTGATATTCCAGACTCAGAGTGTCAAGAAGGTGAGTTTGCTCCTTACATTGTAACTGTAGAACAGGAGTCTCGCCAAGTATTAAGTATTCGTAGAAACTATAAAGCTGGTGATACAAATAAAGAAAAAAGGATGCATTTTGTCCACTATAAATTTGTACCAGGATTTAGTTTTTATGGGTTAGGCCTTATACACTTCTTAGGTAATTTAACCTTAACAGCAACTGCAGCAATGAGGAGTCTTGTAGATGCTGGGCAGTTTGCTAATTTACCAGGAGGATTTAAGGCAAAAGGAGTAAGAATGGTGGGCGACAACGAACCTATTGCTCCTGGTGAGTTCAAGGAGGTCGAAGCAACAGGTATAGATTTACAAAAGGCGATTGTTCCTCTCCCATATAAAGAGCCTTCCTCAGTGCTATACAACATGCTTGGATTTGTAACTGCTGCTGGTCAGAAGTTTGCAGACAGTACAGAACAAATAGTTTCTGATGCTGCCTCCTCTGGACCTGTGGGTACTACTATGGCTTTATTAGAAGCATCTAGTAAATTTTTTTCTGGTATTCATAAACGATTACATAAATCACAAAGAGATGAATTTAAAATTATCGCAGAAATAGATTATGATTATCTACCTGTAGAATATCCTTATGATGTTCCTAATGCAAGTAGAGAAATATTTAAAAAAGATTTTGATGGTGCAGTAGATGTTGTACCTGTTAGTGACCCAAATATTCCTAGTAATGCACATAGAATGATGTTAGCAAACATGGCATTACAAATGGCACAACAATCACCACCAGGTATGTTTAATTTAGAAGCATTAAATAGAACAATATTAAATGCATCTAATATGCCAAACATAGAAGAGATATTACCACAAGCACCGAAGCCACAACCTTTAGACCCAGTATCAGATATTGCTGCTGCTACAAAAGGTTTTCCTATAGCTGCATTTATGGGACAAAATCATGATGCACATATCCAAGTAAAGATGGCATATTTACAAGACCCTGCAAATGGAGCAAGTCCTATTATGGTTAGAGTAAAACCAATATTAGAAGCAAATATACAAGAGCATTCTATTATGAAATATCAAGAACAGATTAATGGAACAACACAAGCTATGTTAGAGCAGATACCAGAGGCACAAAGAAACCCAACAGCTATAGAAGCTGTAATGGCTGCTGCAGCACAAGATGTATTAAATGCAAATAAACAAGGACCAGCTATGTCACCAGAACAACAACTGGTTGCATTAGAGCAGGCAAAAGTAGAATTAGAAAAAGAAAAACTAAAACTAGATGCTGCAAAAGAAAATGCAAAAATATCTATAGAAGCACAAGAGTTAGATATTAAACGTCAAGCACAAATGTTAGATGCACAACACAAAGGTATTAGCACCTCACTTAAATCACAAAAAGCTGTTGATGATAGAACTAGCAGAGAGGCCTTGAAACAATTAGACATAATGACTAAATTATCTATAGAGGAAGAAAAATTACAATTAGAACAACAAAAGCTATTATTTGATTCTGCAAAGAAACAAGTAGATGTAGAGCAAAAAGAAGATAAAGAAGCATTAAAGTTTTTGAAAGATATTGATAAATAGTTTTCTAGGATTTATTAACTTCTACTGACTGACCTAGCAGACTCGCCAAGACAGTAGATTATTCAAGGAGAAGAAAATGGCAAACACAACTTTTAAAGGACCAGTGAGGTCTGAAGATGGCTTTAATGCTATCACAGAAAATTCCTCTACTGGTATTATTACTACAGATTTTACTTATGGTAGTGCTGGAATGGTAGCAACACCTACAGTATTAGCTGATGGTGATATAACAATAACTAAAGCAACACATGGTGGTAGAATTAATTTAGTGCCGGATGGTGGACAAGATAATACTTATACACTTCCTGCACCTGAAGCTGGTGTTGCATATAGATTTGTTTATGGTGGTTTAGCTACTGATGCAACTGATGCAATATTTATAACACCTGGTAATACTAATTTTTACAAAGGTAATATTGTGCATTTAGATACCAATGCTGATAATGCTGTTGTATATCCAAATGGTAGTTCAAATAGTAGTCTGCAGTTAAATGTTCCTGCAGCTTTTGATGTTATATTCATTGGTCTTGATAGTACAAATTATCAGGTTTATGGACATGTAACTTCAACAACTGCACCTGCATTTGCAGACCAATAATAGTTGAATGGAAATATTTGACGAAGTATTAAAAGCCTATAGTGAGGAATCTAGAAATCTAAAAGAAACATTAGGTAATGGTTCTGCAGAAGACTACTCTCACTATAGGCAATTAGTTGGTTCTATTGCAAGTATTGAATGGGCCACACAAACATTAAAAACAATTTTAAAACGTAGAATGGAGGATGATTAATGCAACAAGTCGCATTAGGAAGTGCAATGAAAAACAGTTCTTGGATATCTGATGATAATAAAGTAGACCCAGATATATTACCAGAACTACCAGGTTATCATGTTTTAGTTAGACCTATAAGTATTAAAGAGAAAACTAAAGGTGGTATATTATTACCAGATGCAGTTAAAGATGATATGGCATATTTAACTACAGTTGGTAGAGTATTAAAAATAGGAGATTTAGCCTATCAAGATATAGATAAGTTTCCAAATGGTCCTTGGTGTGCAGTAGATGATTACATCTGCTATGGAAAACATGCAGGACAAAAGTTATTTTATAAAGGTGTTAAACTATTATTATTATTTGATGACCAGATAATAATGAAGGTTGGAGACCCAACACATTTAGACCCTACATTTAATTTAACAAAAATGTAAATAATACTTGAAATAAAATAAAATATGTGATATAATTATTATGAGAAGTACGTAATGCGTTTGTTTCGTACACAACGGAGGATAATATGGAAGATAATTGGAGTGAGGTAGATACCTCTAAAAAGACAGAAGAAAATAAAGTAGAATTTGAAGTAGAAAAAGAACCAGAAAAAGTTGAGGCAAAGCCTGAACCGGTTCAAGAAAAGAAAGAAGAACCTAAAAAAGAAGAGCCAAAAGAACTAGATGGTATTCAAACAAAAGGTGCAGAAAAAAGAATTAGACAGTTAATACGTCAAAGAAAAGAAAGAGACGAACAGATAGCTGACCTAATCAGACAGAATGAACAATTAAAAAATTCATACAGCACAAAAGAAACAGAGTTTAATAAAGTCAGTAGATTAAACTTAGATGCAACAGAAAAACAATTAAAAGATAAATTAGATTTAGCAAGAAGTGCATATGCTGATGCTTTTGAAGCACAAGATAAAGAAAAATTATTAAAAGCACAAGAAGCATTAAATGAAGCACAAACTGATTTAAAAAATGTTGCAGTAACAAAAAGTAAATTTACTGAACAACCAAAGCAACAACAACAGGTACAGCAACAACAACCAGTGCAACAACCTGTTCAGCCAGACCCAAGAGCTGTAGACTGGCAAGCAAACAATGAATGGTTTGGTAAAGATAATGTTATGACTGCTTCAGCTTTAGCAATAGATGCTGAATTAAAAAATGAAGGATACAGTCCTAATGATGAAGATTTCTATGATGAAATAGATAAAAGAATGCGTACAGCTTTTCCTAATAAATTTACACAAACGGAAGAGCCAGTAACAACAGAACGAAATGATGGTTCGTCATCACCATCTCAAGTAGTTGCAGGAGGGTCACGTTCCTCTCCTAACCCAAAGAAAGTTAAACTATCTCAAGAAGATGTTAGATTAGCTAACAAATGGGGAATACCACTTGAACAGTATGCTGCCGAAAAGATGAAGGTAACTAAATCTGAAGGTGACTATACAACAATAAATATGCAACGTGGAGGTAAATAATGACACGAGTAAATACACGTAGTTCTCAAGTAAGGGAAGCTAACGAAAGAGCACAAACAGAGTATGTATTTGAAGAACCTAATCAAACTCAAATTCCAAAAGAAATTGAGGAGAAGTTCAAAAATTCAGGCATGACCTTGGGGTGGCTTCGTATTGATTTAAAAGGTAATGAAGATTATCAAAATATCGGTAGGAAACAACAACAAGGCTGGGAGTTTGTAACTCCGGAGGAGGCACCAGAGATGGGAGCAACTTCAGTCGTGAGGAAGGAAGGTCGCTATTCAGGAGTAATCTGTCGTGGAGATTTAGCACTAGGTAAAATACCTACGTTCAAACTGGAAGCGAAAAAAGCACATTACTTAAACAAGTCAAAGGAGATGATGGGAGCTGTTAATCAACAATTGATGGGCGAAAACAATCCTTTACCTGTAAGTAATACAAGTAAGAGTTCTGTAACAAAGGGGAGAGCACCTAAGTTTCAGGACTAATTTTTTAACAACTTTTTTTCTTAAAGGAGAATTATTATGGCTACAAGTCTTAATCCATTTGGTTTTCTCCCTGCTCGAAAAAGAGATGGTCAGCCAAACACTGAAGGTTATGGACAGATAGTACAACCTGTTTCAAATTCAGCTATTGGTA